TCGGCGACACGCTTTTCTCCACCGCCAACGGGACCGTTGCCATCACCGGCACGATCACGGTCGGCAAATCTCTCAGCACCGCTTCGGACGCATCTACGATCATCGAGATGCTTCCCAAGAACATCTAACCATTAAGAACTAATTACCATGTATTCAAATTCCGCAGCCATTTTCCGTGGCGACATCGCTGGCGTAGTTGAGCAGGCAAAAGACTGGGAGGCTGGACTGATCGGCACCCAAGTTATGCCGATTCTCGACGTGCCAGTTCGCGCCGGCCAATACCCATCGTTCGTTCTCAAAGAGGGCCAACTTCTCAAGAGCGACATAAAGAACCGCGCTCCCTACAGCGATTACGCTCGTGGCACCCGCGCCTTCACGCAAGACACCTACACCGCTCTGGAATACGGCTACGAGGAGGCTGTAGACGATACCGTCACCCTCGACGTTGCCCGCTTCTTCGATGCCGAGGTGATGGCCGCCAAGCTCGCCAAGCGCAAACTCTTGCTCGCGCATGAGCTTCGCGTCGCCTCGAAAATCTTCGATACCGGCGCGTTCACCTCGACCAACTCTGGCACCGCCTACACCGTCGCCAATTTGGCCACGTTCGACGTCGGTCAGGACGTGCAGGAAGCTCTCGACCGGATGCTTGCTCGCGGCGAGTCCACGACCAACACCCGCGTCGTCATCCCATACCCGGTCTGGACCCGTTTGCGCGCAAGCGTCAAGTTCCAGAATCGTTTACGGGGCACGGGTCTTTCGTCCGACACCATCCTCAACGCCAGCACCCAAGCAGCCGCCGAAGTGTTCGGCGTCGCCGAGGTTCTGATCGGTCGCGCTTCCTACGATAGCGCACCCGAGGGCATCGCCTTTTCCGCCGCAAACGTCTGGGCCAACACCTACATCTGGGTGGGCTCGGTCACGCAGGCTTCGGCTGGCTACTTTGGTGGCGGCGCAGGCTTCACGCTCAACTGGTCCGAATATGGACCGGCTATCGGCGTCTCGACCTACCGCGAAGAGAAGATCAAGTCGAACATCGTTCGCGCCTCGCAATATACCGCCGAGAAGATCGTGAACTCGAACGCTGGTCAGCTTATCGCTACCCAGTATTCCTGATCTTAACTAGGTTCAGAAAAACAGCCTCACGCTTCACGGCGTGGGGCTTTTTGTTTTGACCGGTCCGAGCGATCAGCAAGACCTGACGCAAACACAACGACGAACATGATACTTTCCCTCTGCGTAATTGCTGGCAACGAGGCGGCACAAATCGGCGCGATGCTCGACAGCTTCGACGGCGTGATTGACGAGGTCTCACTCGTCCGCGCCATCGGCTCGCAGGAACCGGACGCGACGGAGCAGATCGTGCGCGACTGGTGCTTGCAGCACTCGGTCGGATTCGTGTTCAGCGAATACAAGAACGGCGCGACGGCGCAGGCATGGAAGCACGTCGATTCGTTCGCCCGCGCACGCAACCAAGCGTTCGCGCAGGCGTGCGGCGACTGGCTGATTTGGGCCGACTGCGACGACGTGATTGCGGAGGCTGAGAAGCTGCGGGACAGGCTCGCCGAGCTATCGGACGACGTGCTCATGGTCCGTTGCCCTTACGACGTGCGCGGCACCGGGAAGAAGCTTCACCGGGAGCGGATCGTGCGGCGCAGCGCATTTGCGAGCGGCCGCGTCTGGCATCACGACGTGCACGAAAATCTCCTCCTACTTCCGAACGACCGCCATTTCGACTGGGCGACGCCGGTCTGGCACCATCAGCCGATTGCGATCAAACAGGACAACCGCAAACGAAACTTGGCGATCTTGGGGCGCAGTGTGGCCGAGTCCGCCACCCAATACTTTTACATTCACCAAGAGCACTATTGCGCCGGCAACAAGACGGCAGCCGAGCAGTTCGGCCGCATCGCGCTGAGCTTCCCAAACCTTGACGACAGCTTCCGCTACGAGGTCGGGCTGAACCTTGCGCGGCTCGTCGCTTCCCGGCGCGAGGCAATGCAGTTCGCAATGTCGGCGCACGGCGTTTTCCCTTGGTGCCGCGAGGCAATCGCGTCGGTCATCCTCTTGGCGTTCGAGCGCAACGACGGCAAGCGGGCAAGCTTTTGGGCGTCGCGGATGCTCGCGCTTCCCGAGCCTACCGCAAAAGACCGGCCGTGGACTCACGAAGTCAAGTGGTATGGCTGGGCCGGGCACGATCTTGCGGCGCGGGCCTACCGCCTCGCCGGCCAATTGGACGACGCCGCGGCGATGCAGCTCGTTTTCCACAAGCACACGCAGCCAAGGATTCGGCTGACGCAAAAGACACTAGGCAACTCAACCAAATCGGTCGCCTTCCGCGACGCTTGGCTTTCGACGGCGGCGCAGCCGGAGCGCATCGAACACCGCTTCCTCGTGCGTGCCGACGATGCCGAGACGATGGGAATGGCGAAGCAATTCCTGCACGACGTAGGCGAGCCGAGCGCAGCCGAGCCGGGCACAATTTGCGTCGTGGCGGAAGACGGCATGGTGCCACCGCACAACTGGGACGAACGAATCTTGGCGAGCGGCTGCACGCTGATCGACGCGGAGAACATCGAAGAAATTCTGGGAGCGAAAAAAGCATGATTCCCGAGCCGGCCATCGTCGTCTGCACGACCAATGCACGATGCCTCGACGTGCTCAAGGCGTCGGTGAAGGCCTACGTGCCGCGGGAGGTCCGCACCTACTATTTCCACGGCGTCGGGGCGACGTTCGGCGAGGCTTACAACCACGCGGCGGGGATTGCGTTCAAGGATCACGACCAGATCGTCGTCTGCAACGATGACATCGTGTTTACGCCGACGACGTGGAAGACACTCATGTATGATGTCGCCTTCATTCGCGTGCATCATCCAGACCTCGGCTGGGTGGCAGCGCGCTCGGACTACGCGCGAGGCGCACAGAACATCCGCTGCGGCACCGGGCGCTTGGACTTTCTGCGATTCGAGTCAGAGCGCAGCATCATCGAGACGCCGGTCATCGCGCCGATTTGCGCGTGGATTCACCGGGACGCGTGGGTCGATTTTCCGCCCATCAACTGGTTTTCCGACGACGTGCAATGCGCGGACATGAAGCGCCGGCACTTCATCTCGCGGGCCTACGTGCATCACGTCGGCTCTCAGACCTGCGGCAACGACGGGGCGAAGTGCAAGGCCGACGCCGAGCCGTGGCTAAAAGCAAACCGTCCGGCGATGCACGCACAGCACTTTCCCGCGGTTTGACGATTCGCGCAATTGTATGGCCGCCGTTCGAGACTTCGACCCGACACAGATAAACTCCGACTTCTCCGCGATCTTGGAGCAGGCGGGCATTTCGTTTACGTATCAGGGCGCCGCGGTCACAGGCATCTGGTCAGCGGCGAGCAATGCGTTCGCCGACTTCGAGGACCAACGCCGCGACGACAGCAAGTTTACGATCTTCCTTTTGACGACGAGCGTCAGCGCTGCGCCAAAGGTCACGCAGACCCTTTCCCGAGCCGGCATCACCTACTACGTTGAGCGCGTGACGTTGGACGCCGAGGGCGCGGGATGTGAACTGGGCGTCGCAAAGGTGATATGATTTCGATCTTCTCAGACACCAAGCGGCTCGAATTTGCGCTGGCGAGACTCGCCGACGAAGCAAAGGTCAATCTCGGTCTGGTCATCAAACAGGAGGGCGCTTACGTCGCCCGCACGATTATGCAGATTACGCCGCCGACTGGCGACAAACTGGCAAAAGGTGCACAGACTCAGATCCCAATCGTGACCGGCGGAACGATCACGAAAACAAAGGCCGGCGGACTGAGCACGAACGCACGGGAGCAGGGCGAGAAAGCAATTTTGGGCGACTTGTTCGGCGGGCGACAAATGGCCAAAGAAAAAAGCATCGGTCTTTTTCAAAAGATCGGGAACTCAACGGAAGTTCCGCCACGCGACGGTCAGAACGAAACGATGGGCGTGAACCTCGGCTGGGAAGGCTCGAAGAAAATCCGCATTTATCGCAAATTCTGGCAGCCGGGCGCATCAATCGCTCAGATGCGCGCCTTTCACTACGCGAACAGAAACGCGCGCGGCAGGCCGAAACAAGTCACCCGCAGCGCAATCGGCCGCTGGCAAGTGCAGGACCAGATGTGGATCTCTAATGAAGCGGCGGACGCATATCTCAAATACACGCAGAAAAAGGTCGGTCTCGGTAAGGCTGGATTTGCTGCGGCTGCAATGGCGTGCGGCGTGCGCGTGCCGGCTTGGATTCGTCGGCACATGGCGAAGGCCGGAACCGCTCAAGTGCAGTTCGGGCAAAATCCTTTCGTGACCGCGCGGACTACCGGCAACAAAATTCCCGACCTGCAACGCGTGGTCGATTCGGCTTTGAAAATTCGTTACAAGGTCACGCTTTCAAAAGTTCGAGCACTTATCGCCAATCGCGCCGTGAACCTTGGATTCGCAAAAGTAAAGGGCGGCATGGTCATACCAAAAGAAGCATGAGCACCCGAACAAACATCCGCAACGCCACCGCCAACGCGCTCACGGGCGCTCTCGTCGTTCCGACGGCGAACATCTTGCGCGGACGGAACAACACGATTGCCAGCGTCAGCTTCCCCTCCGCCGCCGTTTACGCGGTCAGCGAGCAGATCGAGGTGCGCACGCTCGGGCCGAGCAACCGCACGCAATACCGGCAGCTCCAGCTCGTGGTGGATTACTTCACCGCCGAGAGCGGCACCTACCTGATCGATGACCTTTTCGACACCGGCAGCGCAGCGGTCGAAGCGGCCGTGCTCGCGGACGTTACGCTCGGCGGCGTATGTCAGGATCTCCATTTGAACAGCGTGGACTATAGTATCGAGACGGATGAAGACAAGCGCTTCGGATCGGCTCGTCACACCTTTAACTGCATCTACTTTTCAACCGACTAAATTAATCTTATGGCAACCAAACTCGGCCGAGAAGGCCTCATCAAACTGTCCAGCACGACGATTGGCGAGCTAAGGAACTACGCTCTTACCCACTCGTCCGACACGGTCGAGGACTCCGTCCTTGGCGACACCTACCGCACCCGGCTCGCATCGATGAAATCGTTCTCCGTCAGCGGAGATCTTTACTGGGACGAGACCGACGCCGGCCAGCTGCTGATCACCATCGGAAGCTCGGTCACGCTCAACCTTTACCCAGAGGGCGCATCGGTCGGCGACGTTTACTATTCGGGCGCGGCCATCGTCACCCAGTTTAACGTAAGTGCTTCATTTGACGGTATTATAGAAGGTCAAATTAGTTTCGAGGGAAATGGAGTGCTTTCTGTGCTAACGGCTTAATTTCGCAGGCAAAAAACACAACACACACATGGACGCAATCGACCTAGTCAGAGAACACTTCGCCTCACTCGGCACGCGCAAGATCGACGTGCCAGAGTGGAAGCTCGTGGTGCACGCAACGCCGGTAACGCTCTCGGAAAAGAACCGGCTCTATCGTCGCAGCAAGGAGAACGACATGGAGCTTCTCGTCGATATTTTGATCATGAAGGCGACCGACGAGCACGGCGCGAAGCTGTTTACCATCGAGCACAAGCCGAGCTTACTGAACAAGGCGGACTCGAACGTCGTCGGCCGCGTCGCCAACGCCATTCTCGCGGACGATGCGCCGAAGGTGGACGACTTAAAAAACTGATCTACGGTGGGGAGGCGGCAGACCTCCTCGCCGTTTACGCGCTCGCGGATCGTCTGCACAAATTTGCCCACGAGGTGCTCGCGATGCCAGCGCAGGAACTAACGGGCTGGCTCGCCTACATCGAATACCAAAACCGAAAACTAAAACAACATGGCTGAAGCGACATTTATTTTGCGGGCGGTGGATGCGACGAAGCAGGCTTTTGCGAGCGCGCAGAACTCGCTAGCAAAGCTCCAGCAAAGCTCTCAAACGGCGTCGGGCTTCATGAAAAAAGCCTTCGACCCGCGTGCCATTGGAGCCGGGCTTGCGGCGTCGCTTGGTGTTTCGCTGATCGGCGTCATCGACTCTGCGATTTCGAAAATTGCGGATTTGTTTACGCGTGCAGGAGATGTTCGCAGAATTTTAAGAGAAGGAAGAATAGAATCGGAGGCTATGTTACAAGCCGGTCTTGTCGCTATGATGAACCCTGAGAATCAATTGAAGGATACTCAGGATAAAATTATCAAAAACATGGCGGAAATTGAGAAAATGCGCGAAAATGTCAGGCAACATGTCGTGCCACTAGAAGGCGGAACGCAAGCAGTGGTGCAAACGGGAACTAGGGAAGAGGCTCAAAAGATTGTAGAACTTGAGGCTGATCGCATGAAACTTCTTCTCCGCCTCCGGATTTTGATGAGGCAGATCGAGGAAGATACTGCAGAAATCCGAACAAAATCAGACGACGAAGCACTCGATGCGCAGAAAAAAGTAAACGATCTTTTGCAGGATTCTAGCAATCTCATGCAGAGAGGTCTCGAAGGAGTTAGGGACGCTGGCATTGGAAGCATTGAGTCAACAAACGATCAGACATTGGCAAACCGCGAGCTCGGGAAATCTTTGAAAGAGTCAGTAATGACTCCGATGGAAAAATACGTCGCCGAAGCAGATCGTCTGACTAAGCTTTTTAAAACCGGAGTGATACCGGACCAAGAAACCTTTAATCGCTTGATCGCACAGGCCGGAAATAATTTTGCCGCGACGGAGGAAAAGCAGCGCATGTTTGTCGATTCACTGGGAGCAACAACAGAACAACTCGACCGGCTTAAAGTCGTGATGGCAGAAATGGAAATGGCTCAAGACGCCGGCAGTCTAATCGCCCAAGGATTCGAGGACGCAATCTTGAGCGGTCAAAAACTAAGCGAGGTTGTCCGCTCGCTCGGTCGCGATTTGGTGCGGCTGGTGTTTCAGCAAATGG